CCGATTACTATTTCTATTCGGTTCATTGTGTCTTGTAAATTGATGAATAAACTAGACACTTTAAAATTAAAGTTATATGCATTCCTTCTTGTTCATCTCCTCCATCTGATATTATTATCTCCATAGTTTTATTGTATTGGGGAGGCGACCAAACCCCCCCTTTACTACTCAGGTCTGAAAAATTAAAAGCTTTTAGGTCTTACCCTTTATTGATTAATTATTTCCTGAGTATTCTTTATATATTTTTTTTATTCCATCAAAGCAAGCTGCTATACAACTTCCACAATTAGTTCCTGTTGAGTAGTTCGTGCTGTATAACGTGTTGTATATCTCAATCATTTTCTTCTTTGCCGTTTGGTCTTTAGCTCTCCCTGTTTTTAAGTCCTCCCAAAGTAATACAATCTCTGCTATTATTTCTTCAGGTATATCTTTTCTTACTTCTACTTCTGTTGTCTTTTGCCAAAAACCCTTTGGACAAGACTGACTGCTAATTGAAGACTTCACTTTCATAAAACATAAACAAATGGAGCAATTTCCCAATAGACTTGAATAGTAAACGCATCCTTTACAGATAGCCATTCTATCTTCATATATCTCTTTAGGTACAAAGAACTTATTCACTTAGCTTATGTTTTAATTGTACTCTTACTTTATCTATTGTTGTAAACAAACTGTTTCTACTTATTCCTGTCTTCGCAGCGAGTGAGTCTAATGTATTACCTTCATAGTAATATAACTCAAAGACTTTCTTATCATACCAAGTAAAGCCGTCTAAGGCACTATCTATCTTTTCTAGGCTAGTCCATTGGTAACTACTAGTTATGTCGTTAGGCAAGTTGTAGAGGTGTTTAGATGGTATTGTTTCCCCTGTTTCCATTTCATCATAAGTAACTGCACTTGTTAGACTGTCAATGTGTGTGTAATACTTCTTGTACTTATAATAGTAATTACTTCTTGGACTTGTTAAGGCTCGTCTTAATGCTACTGCTCCATATCTTGTTACTCCATCTATTCCGTCCTTTTCATAAATAGCAGAAAGTGTGGATTTATTCATCTGTAGTAGGTAGAGCATCAATTCTTGCACAGCCTCATTGACCTCGTTCTCATCAGGAGTTAATCCGTAAGCCATAGTCCTAAACTTATCTGATAGCTTTGATATTTCTTCGTAAATCTCAGTCATCTATATTATGTTTCTAAAAATATGTGTTGCTACATCAACTGTCCATCCATCTCCAATTAAATCTCCTGCCTTTGTTTGATTTAAAATACTTGTATATCCTTTTGGAATATTATGTAATTTTTCTAATTCATTTTGATTAACAGTTCTAACACAATCTTTTTCATATATCAATGTTATCATTCCTGTTGTTTCGTTTCTATGTAAAAGATATTCTTGTTTTGATTTACCTGTCGCACCACTATTTGTATTTAAGCAAGAGTGTTTTCTTTTCTTTGTTGTTCCACTATCTAATATATTTTGAAGATATATTTTCTTGTCTTTAGGTTGTGGTATATTACTAATCAATCTACCTGTTATATCATAACTGAATGGAGGAATGTTTGTCCAATAAAGTCTATCCCTTAAAGCACCGCTTACTAAACTACCACAGATTCTAACAGGTTCACAATCTAATTCATTACAAATAAACCAATAGTTATAATCAGACATAATTACATTTTCTAAAAGAAAGTATTTTGGTTTACACTCTTTAAGAAGTCTAACATACTCAAAGAATAAACTAGACTTAGAACCCTCTACTCCTTTTCTCTCTTTATTAGCTCTACTAAAGTCTTGACAAGGACTACCACCTATAAGTAAATCTATTTTAGGAAGATTAAATCCATTAATTTTAGTAACATCTCCTAATTGTTTTGTATTAGGATAGTTGTGTTGTGTTACTTCAATAGCGTGTTTCTTTATTTCTGCAGCAAAATAATTATCTACTTTAATACCTGCACGTTCTAATGCTATCTGACCACAGGACATTCCATCAAATAAACTTAGTACATTCATATCTAATCGTTAATTGGTTCTATCTTGTCTATCTTATCTACTGTACTCTGTACTAATTCGTCAAGGACTACACGGTAAGCTCTGACTACTGCTGAATTACTTTTTGTTTCTATCCCTGCAAAGAATCCGTTAGTTGCTACTGCTAAGTTAATTGGTATTATTAATAACCAATCCCAAAAGTTGTCTTCACGTTGCCCTGCTCCGTAGTTGTTATGATATTCTAAAATAATTTCTACCACTTCTAAGTAATTCTCATATCTATTTTTGGTACTTACTTCTTTTGCGAACTCTTTACACATTGTAATATAAGTTTCTATAATTACTTTGTGTTCATTATTTGCGTAAATGGGTTCTATCATACGCCAAAGATAATCAAAATGTTACTCTATTCCTTTTTCTTCTTTTAAGTTTTCAACAATGTTTTTATAGTAACTTATGTAATATTCATATTCTGCTCTTGAAATCTTAAATGTAGTCCTAGCTAAATACTCAAGTTCTTCTGCTGTTCCTTCTCCATACTTAGCATCTAAGTTAAGTCCAAACTTAAACTGCTCGCCTTGACTAAACATATTACACTTGATACATTGAACCTGACAATTTTCATTATCAAATCTTGTTGCCATATGCTTACGACTTTGGAAGTGTCCGTTCTGCATTCCGTCCTTGTAACCTCTGACTACTCCACAAGTAAAGCATTGAACCATTCCATACTCATTAGCATCTCTAAGTCTTATGTAAAGACTGAAATATTTATCTAACTCTTTTTTTAGTTTACTAATTGTCTTTTTCATATTCTAATTAAGTTTTTGATTAATACTTTAACTAACATCTCTTGGTCAAAGGTGCTACCTTCTCTTACTGCCCTTCCTCCATAGTAGAAGATTCCTTTTAAGTTGTTTATTCTTTCATAGACTATAGCGTCATCAAATGCCCATAATATAGCTACAGGTTTACCACTACTTACTTGAAGTTGTTGAGCGCTGACTATCTTCCTCATTGCTACTATAACGTCTTGAGATTTTTCTATACTTCTATGAACTCCCTTTACTTCTGCAAATCCCGTAAGACTTCCTTTGTTATAAAGAGCTGCGTCTATATGTGCATACTCAGGATGTTTAGCAAATGTTAATCCGAAATGATTAGCAAATGTTTTAAGAGTTTCTTGCTCCCTTAATTTATTTGCTTTGTTTTCGAACTTCATTATTTTCTTCTTTAGGCTTTTTAATTGATACCCACTTTTGAGGTCGGTATGTACTAGGCTGTGGGAATCCGAACATCATTCGGAAACTTCCTGTTTTTACAGGGTCGTACAATTCTACTTTCTTCATCTTAATAATTTTATAGGTTCTTGATAATATCTTACTTGCTTAGGGTCGTTACCTAAAGTTCTTACTTGATAAGTTGCGTCATCAATTACTTTCTTGTGAGCGTACACCCACTTGTAAAAGGTTCTGATGTTTAAGAATGGTTCGTCTTTACCAAACCTAACTCCTATGTGAAATGCATCTAGTATTTGATTCCAAGACATATTGCCGAATCTTTTCTCTTGTATTAAGTCTGATGCAAATATCTTACTTAGACTTGCTAGAGTTTGAGCGTCTGACCTGTGTCCTATCTCAACTGAAGTCTTGCCTAGTAAGTCTAAAACTTTTTCTGTAAGTGTTTGTAGTTCTTCTTTTTTTAGTGGTATCATAATAATTCTTTTGCTTTTTGCCATTCATTAATTTGTGCGTCTAACTTAGAAATTGTTTTAGGATTTTTATTTTCTCTACTTTCCCAAGTTCTAACACAAGCTTTCCAATTCTTCATTGTTTCTTTACCAATTTGCCATCCTTTGCTTTCATAGAAGTCTATAAATGATTCTGCATCTATATTATTTTTGCGTAAGATACAATAATTTTTAACTTCATCTAAAGTAGGTTTTTTAAAGAGAGCCTTTTTATTACTATCTGTAAGATTAGTATTAGTTATATTTATATTAGTATTATCTGAAAGCTTTTCTTTACTAGGCACATTAACTAAAGTTATTACCCTACACTCTATTTGTTTGCTATGTGGCTTATATTTGTTTACTCGCCTAATATGGTTGTTATCTTCTAAATTCTTTAACCACTTCTGAACTGATACCTTACTAACTTCATACAGTCTGCAAAAGTATTCAGTAGAAGCTGTGCATTTTCCGTTCATATTACATAAAGCAGTTATCTCTGCATAAAGCAATTTAGCGTTAGGTATTAATGCTTTACAGTATCTGACTTCAGCAGGTATTATTGCGTAGTAGTTAGGTTTCTCTTTCATAGGGTAATTATTTCAATCTCATATTTAAAATTCTGAAGTGCAAGTTTAACATTTTCTAATTGATTATAGAAGTCTCTGTAAGAAACTTTAATGTCTGTACCTACATCTCCTGATTTAATCCTTATTGTTACTTGGTGCTTTACACTATCATTAACATCATTTTTTCTTAGATAGTCTTTCAGTTGAAATAAATCAAAGAATGTTTTTTTAGAATCTTCAATAGATTGAAAAGCATTAAATACTTTATTAAAAATATCTCTGTACTTAGGGAATGTAGAATAGTTATGTTTATGATTTTTCTCATAGTGATAGATTAAAGTTCTATCTCTATTAATAACCTTTGCTATTGTTGAATGAGGTATTTCATATTCTTTTCTAGCTATAACACTTGCTATTGACCTTGCTACTTGAAGTTCTTGTCTTCTACTTTTGTAGGCTAGAGAACCCTTACGCAAGCCTAACAAAGATGTTGTTAGGTTGCATAAGTTTTTAAAGTTATCTTCTTGTGTCATCTTAGAATGGTAAATCATTATCTCCATTCATCATTGTATCTTTATTGTCTAAGATATTACCTGAAGATGATGCTTCAGTAGTATGTTTTGCAAACCAATAACCATCTATGTTGTGGAAGTATCTTCCGTTGTATTCTCTTGACGATACGTTACACTTAATCATAACTTCATCTCCTACTGATAACTTATTCAAGTCTTTAATTTTGTCATCTCCGAACGCTTGTACTGCAATCTCAGGATTAAATTCTGCTCCTGTATCAATTACTATTACTTGCTTTCTCCAAACCTTCTCAGACTTTGAAATTCCTGATTCTTCCTTGCAGATTAGTTTTACTGTTCCTTTTACATCCATTTTGATTGTGCCTGTTTTTGCAGGTCTTTATTAATTAAATTATTTATTTATTTCTTGCTTTAACATTCTCATCAATGTACTTTCTTGTTTTTCAGACATTGAGTAGTTTCTCATCTTAGACATTACTGCCGAACCTTTACCTGTATTGATAAACTCTAACATAATATTGTAAATGTCAGTAGTCATTTCAGGCTTTGAAATAGGTTCGTTTACTCTATTACTATCAGCGTCTTTAGTGTCATCTAATAAGAATAAGTTACCAAGTGCATATTTCTTTGCATAGCTGCTAGAACTTCCAAACGATTGAGCTATATCCATTCCTTTTCGTTCAGGGTTTATTCCTGCTTGAGCTTCAACAAAGATAGTCTTTTCTCCATCAGAAATTGATACTTTTGAATTTAATACTAAGTACCCTGCAATCTCTGAAGTTGTTTCTGTTATTGTTAAGTAACAGTTATACTTCTTTAAAAGTGGTTTAACGGCTTCTAAGATGTCTTCAGCACTTCTGTACTTATACTTACCAAAACTGTTAAATTGGTTCTTAGGTGCTTTTAATTCGCTTTGTATAGCTATTAAATAGTCCTGCTTGTTTTCTGCTTTCATTATAGTTCTTTATTTAATTTGATTGATATAATCTCTTTACCTCCTTTATAGATTGGTGCTTGTATTAGTTCTCCTGTATCTAAGTCAATTACATCAACTTTCAATGCAGCCTTATGTTTATCTTTTAAAGCTTTTAATGCTAATTCCTTTGATACTATCTCTATGATGTTTGAGTAGTCATAACGACCTGCACTAGCTTTGTTGGTTATCTCAGCATCTCCATACTGAAAGGTCTTGCCATACTTAGCAGCCTCAGATATTACTGATTCGTTTATACTAGCTTTTGCTTTCTTTACTATCTCCTCAAGCTTTTTAAGGCTTACAATAGCTTCTAATGGATTTATAGTGCCGTCTAATACTGACGTAGTAATATTGTTTACTACCTCATTCACTTTTATTGTTTTTAGTAATTCCATTTTTAAAATATTAAAGAGTCAATGAATCCTAATGTACCGCACATTAAGAGTAGTAGGATTGAGAAGACTGCCATAAGTCCAACTGAGAAAGCAAAATCGTGTAGTTTTTTATTGTACCTTTCTCTGTCTAGTTCTTGAACATTCTCTCTCTTATAATTCCCTAAAGAGTTCTTAGTAAAGAATTGCTTCTTTTCGCTTTCGTTCATATAGTGAACTACTTTGCTTTTTAAATTTGTAATCTTAAAGTTTTTCATAATTATTTTAATATATTTTCAGCGTCAAAGATTAAACTTTCTTCTTTGCAAATTCTAGATAATTTTTCAGACCTTTTCAGTAATATTTCTGCTCTCCCTAAATTACCTAAGTCTTTTTGAAATTTTGATTGAATTAGAAGCGTATCACTTTTAATCATTCTTTTTAAGTTTTGAATCCTTCGATTTGGAATAGTTATCATCTTAATTTGTATTGATTAATGTTTGACAAAAGTACACCTTTTAAGTTACTCACACAATTATTAACAACTTTATTTGCAAAGTTATTAACAATTTAGGTGTTTACATCTAGGACAAACTTTATAGCTTGTCTAGTATATTAGTATTAAAAAGAAAAGAAAGTGCCTAAAAAGGCTATAGGGCATACCTATAAAGGCATTAAAAGATTGATTGGTAGAGTTCCGTTGTTCAATACTACTGCACAACCGATTGCTTGCTTCTTAAAGTTCTTAGCGTATGCTGCTGCGTATGTCGTAGAGTCTACACCGCAACCAACTTGCATACCAAATACTTTGAATCGTTTTCCTACGAACCATTGAGTATAAGCTAAAGTATGAGTATGACCACAAACAGATGACATCAAGTTATTTTTTGCTTTAGCAGCACTTTGACCTCCTTCTCCGTGTTCAAAAAGTACATCATCATATACAACAGACTCGCACCAATTCCAATTAGGAGTTCCTAAGACTTCATTGTAAGACCTTATCCAAGCAGCAGGAATACCACCTGACATAGCCTTACGACTTGCCATTCTATCGTGGTTACCTATCATAACATCTGCGTAAGGGAAAGCTTCATACCATTTAGCTATTTTCTTAATAGCCGTTTCAAGTTCCAAACCTGAAGACATACCATCAGGGTCAGGCTCGTGATAGCTAAAGCCGTGAGCGTCAATAATATCTCCAATGAAAATTACTTGATTACAATTATGAACTTTGTATTGTTCTTTACACCACTCAAGGTAGCCGTCTAAACAGAAAGGTTCGTGAAGGTCGCCAATGACTAGAATGTTTCTAACCTCTGATTTCCTCATTTCCTGAATGACTGCTATCTCGTTAGGCTTTAATCTGTATCTATTATTTCTTAGCAACGTCTGCTATTCCTTGCGCTCCGATTAAAGTAAGTAATGCGTAAAATAAATTTGTTGCTGTAGATTCATCAACTCCTAAATAAGTTACTAAAGCAGGAACTACTACAGAACTTACCATATACCAAAACTTCTTACTGTTCAGCATTTGTTTTACCACTAGGCTATTAAACCAATTTGAAATCTGTTTCATATTATTTATTTTTAATTATTAAGTTAATGTTTTCGCCGCCCAAATGTATTACTTCTTTGATTAATAAGTCCATAGCTAAGACAGAGTTATGAACAACGTCCTGTTCAGTCCCTAGTCCTACTAGAATACAACCGCTTGTATCTTTAGCTGTATTGCCTATATGTATCAAGATATAATCTCTGTCTTTAACGTCTTTTACGAGTAAATGAATATAATCCCTTGTACCTGATTCTCTCGGAAGTCTAAGTCTTACAGGATAAACTCCTTCAGGAATACAACTTATGTTCCTTTGATTATCTTGCCAAGGATTTTCTAAGGTATCACAAATTCTTTCTCCATTTAAAAAGAGTTCTCCAACCGTAGACTTCTTGCTAAATGTATTTCTAATCAATAAGAGGTTTATCATTTTTTTTTATCAAACTTGATAAACTTATAGATGGTAAAAGCTATGGCTAGCGATAAAGAAACTAAAGTCAGAACTTGATTTGCCTGTCCTAAACTTAATCCTATTGCTGTACTATTTGCTATTCCTACTTGAAGGCTGTCTTGCATTGCTTTTATTTTTAGGCTTTTTATCCAAGTAGGATTTAAGCTTAGTTATATTAATTGGTTTTGTCTTGTAGTGTTTCTTCATTAATCTGATGAGCTTAAAAAGTTTTGTAGAGTAAGTTTATTACCTTGATTATTTGGACGTTCAAGATTCATTCCGTTATAGTACGCATTTCTATTCGGTTCCACATCACTACCCGTATTCGTTGAAAATTCAGGAAATAGAGTTGAGTTATTACAGATGTAGTCAATTAGTCTTTCTGTATAGTATTCAGCTGTATTTCTAACTTCTTCTCTTAGGTGCTGAGATTCCTCTGTGCTTAACGCTGTTCCTGTTTCAGATGTCTTACTATAGATGTTACCATTTTCTATCTTAAATCTTAAGAATGGTATAGCGTGGTAAAATGCCCAATTTGGGAGCATATCTCCAACGTAATCATCTAGCAAAGTCTTGTAAGCTGCATTAGCAGGTAAATTTACTGTTCCTGCAACAATTAAGTCTTTAAGCTTTTGATTCAAGTCTGTACCTAGCTTAGTTTCCACATAGAGCTTCTGTGCTTGCCTTACGTAAGGAAGTAGTAGGTCTACATCAACATTAAGATTGATTGCCGTAGAGTCCTTTAATTTAGCCTCTGATATAAATAGTACGTAGCTCATAGTTATCTAGGTTTTAAAAATCCGTTGTTCTTCATTTTCTTTGGTGGTGTTGCTACTAGCTTGTCGTTCTTCTTAGCAGTAAAGCCTTCTGACTTAGCCTTAGTGTAGCCAATCATATCAGCGTCTTCTATCTTAGTTGTCTTAGACTCGCCTATTACAGTTTTAAAGATACGTCTGCTCCAAAAATGATGGCAGTTACCACCTCCTTTCCAAAGCCAAATTGAGTAAGTTGCAGCACCTTTAGGACCCCATCCTTTATTAACCTCCTTAGAACCCATATTAATTATATCTTCCTTTCTATAGAGCTTTTTTGCCGCTGACATTTTAGAGCAAAATTCTCTTGTCTTACCTTCTTTACTTAAAAAGTTATCTTCAGAATAAACATAACGAACTCTAAAGTAATCATAAGACTTTTTAGAGATACCATCTTGTTTAGACTTACGACTAGGAATTGCTCTACCTGTTGATGCTAGTTCAATCTTTTCATTAGCTAGTTCGTTCAATACTTCTTCATAATTAAAGTCTTGATGTTCTCCATCTACTACTTCTTCTTCTACTAATTCCCAATCCTCTGACATATCTTCTCCAAACTCCTCAATGAAAGCATCTAGTTCAGTCTTTTCAGAAATCGGTTCAGTTGATAGTTGAGTAGTGAAATCTTCTTCTTCTTGTTGCTCTGTTAAATCAGGTAACCCCAAATCTGCACGAATTTCTTGAGTCGTCATAACTTCTCTAATTGTTTCAGAATCGAATTGAATAGTAATTGGTTTAAGTTGTAAAAACTCAATAGGCATATCCATATTGTTTACTTGGAATATCTTATGAAGTGTTTTTATTATTTTATTTTGGAATCCTGAAATTACAGTATTTTGATAGAAATTTGCAGCGTTCAGTAATTCGTCAGCCGAACTTGAAAATCCATTAGCACTATCTAAGCCCATTAATGTTTTGCTCGTGATTCTATGACCGCTTAAAATATTTTGAGTTAATAGTTCTTGAAGTGCTAAATACTGCTTGTCTAAATCTGAAGGACTTATTGAAGTTATTTCAGGAACTCTTGTCTTATCGTCTGAGAACGTCAAAACAAATTTCCCACTATTCTTTTCTCCTGTAAATTTATCTGTAAGGCTTTGTTCTATTTGTCTACGTTCTTCAGCTGTTGGTATGCCGTTAGCGAAACTAATCATAAACGAACCTGTAAATCCGTTAGATATATTATTGAGATGAAATTCTGAAACTTTTGAATCAATTAACGCCCAATTATTACAAGAAATGTAATCACTAGTATAATAAGAGTTCATATTAGGACTGTAAAGACCTGTGTAAAGAATTTGATTAGGAGAAGTTCTATCGTTTACATTAAAAGCAGGAACTCTATAAGGCTTGTTAGTTCTTGTATTTGCCCAATCTCCTGAAACGTAGTAAGCTCTAGTCTTGCCAAACTCATCAGGACGTTCACATCTAATCTTCTCTACAGGTATGTGATAAATCTCAGCTATTTGTGTTCTATCTTTTGACCATACTATATTAAGAGCGAAAGCTCCTTGTAGCTTAAAGTCAAATGCTACCTTTTTTATAACCTCGTGTAGTGTTTCATTTGAATTAGCGTTATTCATAAAGTTCTGAAGTTTAACTCTTGCTTCTTCATCTCTATCTTCTTCATCAGAAATTACCAAGTCTTCTGCCGAAATCATTTCAGAAGTAGCATTCACGATTGCAGCCGTTATAGAGCTTGAATAGTAAAGGTCAATAAGAAACTGTGGGTAGAGGTTTCTCCATTCGCCATTAGCGTCTCCGTACTCAATCCAATCCTTTCCTCTGACTTCTTGTACTAGAGGAGCTGTTGAAGTGCTTAAATCTACTGAAATTATTTTATCCATTTTATGCTTTTTTTAATTCATCAGGTTCTACATCTGTTCCTTCTGCGTTCTTTTCGTAACCTAAGAACGAATGTACACAATCTACAGGAAATAACTCGTGTATTCCGAAATCAATTTCTTCTGTAGTCATTAGGTCGTAAAATACTCCATCATAATATACAGGTGGTGTTAATTCTTTACCATCTTTATCATAAGTTGCAGGTATCTCTACTATCTTACCAAGATACACGATAGCCTGTGTACCATTTCTGTACACTTCTTGAGTAACTCCTTCTTCAGTTATTACTTCATAAGTACCTTTAGCTAGTAAGTCAGCATCTCCTTCTGCTTTTGTATCGTATTGTAATTTATATATGTTTTGTTCCATTTTATTATGAAGTTAATGCTGCTAATTGAGTATCGCTCAACGAAGTATCGTAGACTTGTAGTTGTTTTACTTTGCCGTTAAACTCTAAACTTCCATTTCTATCAAAACTTAATTCGTCTAATGTATTAGCAGTAAAACTAACTCCTGATGAATCTGTAGCCACTTCAACACCATTTACCCATAATGCAAAATCATTAGTTTTCCACTTAATAGCAATTTTATTAAATTCAGTTTCATTTGATAAAACAAATTCCATATCAGTAGATGCAACTCCACCTACTTCAATTCTTGTTCTAATTGTATTTGAAGCATCTTTGTACCCAAGATAAATAAAATTATCAGTATTAGATACATCTCTAATATTCATTAATCTATAAGTACTATCATTAGAAAGTGCAGCCATCTCAACAAACAAAACCCCCTCTGTACTATTAATCAAACTACCTATACCATCTCTTGTGAAGATGTCTTGGTTTCTTGTTACTGTACTTGCTACTGTTGGAATGTATGATGTAGCGTAAGAACCTTCTTCTACTTGTAATCCCCAAAAAGTAAATAAAGAACCATCTCCAACATAAGTATTAGACAATCCATCTAATGAACACCCCCAAATAAAATACCTACTACCTGCTACTGCCGTACAAGTTGCTGTTAATCTATACCAACCACTACTTCCAACCGAATCGATAGTTGCCGTCCATCCTGTACCTTCTGAAACAACAGTACCTAATTGTAAATCAAAAAAAGTATATTGGGCAGTAGTTTCTAAATCACTTTGTAGGCATATATATCTTCTGTTAATTTGTTTTGTGTAAATACTTACTGTGTATGAATTTGATGTTACTGTTTGATATTGGTAAAATCCGTGTCTGTCATTAGCAGTAGTTTCTTCAAATTTAGGTGCTGTAGTTAAACCATTTGGAGAAACATAAAAATTTGAAGTATAATTAGCATTATCAATTACATTAGGTGCTACATCTAATTGTTCAGAATATTGAGCAATATTTGTTCTCTGTGGCTCTGCTAATATATGTGGACAACCTCCTCCTGTGTAGTCTATACGAGGTACGTTATCTCTTGTAACTTCTTTTATTGATACGTTGTCTATTGAGCCTATAAAAGAATCTCTTGCTTGTAGCAAAATAGATGAACCTGATGAATATGTTATGTAACCTGTAAATGTGCCATTAGCACTATGAGTCGAACCAACTGTATTACCTAGAAAAAGCCTTACACCTCCTTGAGTTAGATTTGATATAGTAAAACTATATTTATATGTTTTCCCTACTACTAATATTTTAGATTGAGATATTGTAGCAAAATTTGTACCATCACAACTTGCAAGACCACTTCCAATACTCCAACCTGTATCTGTACTCCAAGAGTCTAAAGGTACTGCACATTCAAAATTTCCACAATCAATTTCCTCACTTCCTAAAACCTCAGCATAATTTACTAATCCATTCTCATCTACTCTTGTAGCAGCAGTTGCTCTAGTAACATCCATATCTGCTGATGGCACTAACACTTCTTTTACTGATATGTTTGTAAATATAGCCGTTCCACTCATACCTCCCTCGCCAATGTAAAGGGTAGTGCCATTTGCAGTTAATTCTACTGTATTTGTTCCATCTAATACAGTCCTTAATGCTGAGCTATCACTAAATGCCTGTAATTTTAATGAACCTGATGTAACACCACTTAAATCACAAGTATAAGTAACTTCATAAAGCTTACCACTTTCTAAAATAGTTGTCTGTGTTAATAAATTTTTAAAAGCACCTACCCCTGTTAAAGTAGCACTTCCTTCGGCAAAAACAGTAGAAGCATCTCCACCCCAAACAGTATTCGGATAAGGAAAATTACCATCTTCAACTACATCAGCTCCAAAAGTAGGTACAGGTACAACTGCATACAATTCTCCTGCCTTATATCCGTTAGGAGTTACTACTATACTAACATCATCTAATAAACTCATTCTATATTACTTAAAATTGTTAATTGTGCCTCTAAACAAGCCTTAGCCTCAAATACACCACCATCAGCAACAACTCTAGCCTTAAAGTCATTTACTTGCTTTTGTACAGGTGTTAAACCTCCCTTGTTACTTGAAGGCAATGACATTCCAAGTGCTAACTTCATTATACTATTTGGTCATAGTAACCTATAGCTAATCCACTAGTCAGAGTTATAGCCGTTACATTTAAGAACAATGTCGTTCCTGCCGCTATAGTCGTGTGAAGATTAACTGCTGAACTACCTGTTCCTGTTTGTATATTAGATGCACCTATTTCTTCAATAACGCTTTCTGTTACAAAGTAAACTGCATAATAATCTTTGTCAGTCATTGCTGTTGTAGTAAAGACATCACATCTATTCTTTCCTAATTGCTCTGTTAAGAGTTGTTGTACATTTTCTATTGCCATAATTTTAATTTATTGTCCGTAATATATATAGTTAGTTCCTGAAGGTTCAGGATGTTGTGTGTATTGTACTTGTTCTGTTCCGTCTTTTTCTGCTAAATAAAGCTTACCCTTTGTTACTAAGCCTTGAACTACTCCAACTGTAGGAGAAGGTTCTAAAACTTCAGTTTCTGTTTGTGGTGCTGTTTCAACGCTAAGAGATACTGTTCCCTCCCAACTTACTTCGTAGACTTCATACTTCCAATATCCCGCAGGTAATAAATTAACTTCTCCTGCAAACATAGCTACAGGAGGATAACCCCAAGTAAAAGACATTTCAGTAAATCTATTGTTAATCACTTCAATAGGATAAACGTAGTCTATACTTCCATCCATATCATTAATAAGCTTTACTAAGTGTCTTATCTGAGTTTTAGCTACAGATGTATTGATACGATTATCTTCTGTAGATAAGTATGCTTTGAAGTCTGATTCTGTGTATGCTTGTATCATATCTACTATATAATAGAAAAAGTCTGTTTCTGTTTGGATTAATAAAAGAAAAGGGTAGCAATTAAGCCACCCTTATCTAAGAAATATATAAAAGAATACTAATTAAGATGTAACGATAGTTCCCATTGTGAACGCTGTATTGTCAAAAGGGTCTGTAGTATAGTCTGCAACCATTGGGAAAGGTAAAGCTTCCATTCCGTCAAAAGTAAGAGTGTAACCTCCTCTATCTCCCCAAGCTGCACCTGAGTCCATAGTACCTGCGTTAAGTTCTAATCCATTAGAAACCCCTAAACCAACTATTACGTCGTGGCCGTTAGTTAATGTAGCATTTAATTGAGCAAATGCAACTACTTTAGTAGCTCCTAAAAGTTTGATTTGATTTTGGTCTTCTTTTGTAAGTCTGTTAAGAATTACATTTAATGTAGGTGTATAGTAAATTGTTCCATTTTCACGAGAACCAACTATAGTATCTGAAAGACTAGCTACACCTAATGGCATAGTGTATCTGTAAAGTACGTTAGAACCCATTTCAATATCTGTAATTTCTCCTGCTGATTGAACTATTCCTACTGTTTGTATTGGTGCGTCAAATTGGTCGTATACTCCGAAATAAACATACTTTATTCCCCCGCTGATTCTATTACAGTCGAGTCCCCTACCTTTTGATAAAATTCCACAAGCCATTTTTTTTGTTTTTTTAGGTTAAGGGAGGAGAGGATTTACCCCCTCCTTCCGTATTATTTATTTATTAAGACTGTCTTACGATATCAGCTCCTGTACCTGTTTGTACACCTGCTGAGTAACGAGCAACCATTCTCATATTGTCTGAACCATCTAAAGCAGCCATATCCATCAAAGTAATTCTAGTAGCATCAGAAAGTAAGTCAGTTCCAAAGAACAAGTTAGATTTTTGAGCTATTACAATTTCGTTTGTAGTCATTCCGTTACAAACTGCAATCTTATACCCTTCAAACATTGGTACGTAATCTCCATTCATATTGTAAGCGTTTACATACCCTAAAGTAGATACTGCACTAATGTAGTATTGGTAAGTTCTTTGGTTCATATAGATATGTAAGTCTTCTTTCCCTAATACAGCAACAGGAATAGCAGCTACAGCAGCTTGTAAGTTAGCAATGATGTTATCAGCTGTGTAAGCAGCAGTAGCAGCATCTTGTACAACAGTAGCATCAACTCCCGGTAATAATAAACCTGTAGCAGCTCCGTTGAATCCGTTAAATTTACCTGCAACAGCTGTTCCATCCCATACAGAACTTTCAGTTGCGTCAGCAATAATATCTCCAACATAAGAAATGATGTAGTCTTCAAAAGATGCAGGTGGTGGTGCTCCTGCTCCTGCTCTCATTTGTAAAGCTTCCCAAGAGTCAAGTAAGTCTGCCTTACAAAGCTCATAGTTTACTTGTAATCTTTTTGGCTCTAATACTTTTTCAGTAAGAGCTAAAGTACCTGCTGATGTAAAGTCGCAAGTTGCATCTGCTACTGCATTTACAGTTTGGTTTAAGTTTTGTAGGTTAGACTTGAACTTGATATTTTCTATCATAGTTAAGTAGTCTAACGAGTTTGATTGCTTTAGAGCTGCTGAGATATAGAAACCTGCTGCCTTGCCCGTAAAGTTTGATGTTGTTAGTAATGCCATAATTTTTTTTTGTTTTTTTAATTATTAGTTATGTAAGTTATATAAGAATTTCTCTTGCTTAGTCATTCTTTTGAAATCTTGTTTAGTTGGTAATGCTTTGTCTGAACTAAATTTATTTGTATCTAAAGGTGCCGATGCAGGTGCTGATGCTAATTCAGTCTTTAGTCTTTCGTTTTCTGCTTTTAATTCTTCGAACTCAACTACTTCTGTAGTCTTAATAGATTTTGGAGTAGTTCCTCTTTCTTCTTCTTCTACTGCTAATTCTTCTACTTCTTCAGTAGCTTCTACTTTATCTTCTTTTAAGTCTGCTATTGCGTCCTCTAAGTTCTGAACTCTTTCTGATAATCTTTCAAAAGCATCATCTTCAACTTCTAATTCTTCAGTAACTTCTTCCATTTCTTCTTCCTCAACTACTTCTTCAGTTTCAGTTTCCATAACTTCAGCAACGATACCTTCTTCTTCAACTCTGAAAGTAACTCCTGTATCAGTCTTGTAAGTTCCAACAGGTAATAAGATAGTAGTACCATCTTCAGTTAAAACAGAAATATCAACTCCTGCCTCTAATTCTTCAGCTGTTGAAACGAAAATAGTTCCGTCTTCTGATTTAGCTTGATAAGCCATTGTTACATCTTCGCCTTTATCAAGACCAAGTGCTACCAATATTTGATTTTTTAAATCCATAGTTTTGTTTTAAGTTCTGTTATATAATAGAATAGTTATTGTTCTGTTTGATTTTTGCTACAATGCTCCTTTTATTGATTTAGCTGCCCGGGTAGCTTCTAAATATTCATCTACCATATCTTGCGACCTTTTTACAGTACCACTTCCTTCTATGTATGCAGGTATATCTCTTGGTGGTACTCCTAATTCTTTAGCTTGTTTAGTTAAAGAATCTAATTTAGATGTCAAAGACTTTAAGCTTTTATCATAGCTTGTGTATATTTTAGATATTTTAGGAAAATCTTTATTTACTGAAAATATTTTATTATACCAATCAGTTATAGCATTATCAAGCTTTTTTCTTTCATCTCTATTAGCTTTAATTAACTTTTCAATATCATCAACTAACCCCAACTCAATCTTCTCAGCCTTAAGTTCAGTTTTGTTTTCTCTTACTAGCTTGTTTAAAGCACTTAGTATTTGTTCTTGTGTTGGTTTCATATTATTTTAAATGATTTAAAGTTCCGTTACCTCCTATTCTTATTATAGTATCTATTGTTTCTTCTGTAAATGGTTTCATATTTTTAGCTTAAATCTAATTTTTTAGCTGCTTGATATATATTATCACTTGCAAAACTAGTTTTTTTTCTTAAATCCATAGCAGCATTTATATCACCTTCTATTTCTTTAACAACATTAGGTATTCCTAATTCTTTTGCGGCTTCTTTTAACGGTTCAAATTCTCCTGCTATATTAAAAGCATCACCTGATAAGGAATCTGCTTCATTACTTATTTTATATAATTGAGCTGACCATTTACTAGCTTTATTTCGTAATTTAGTCAGCTTTCCTCTAACTGCTCCAATAGTTGCCAACTCAACTTTTATCATTTTTTTTTTACTTAACAATTCTTTTAGTGCTGTCTTAACTTCTTCGTTTGTAAATTCTTTCTTTTGCATTTGTTCAAATTTATTAGTAAAGTAGCCTTCTATTGAAAGACCTTTTAATTCTCCTGCTTTTATCTTTTGCCACAGCTCGTCATTCTCTATCTTCATTTTAACGAACCAAGTACCATTAGGTAAGTCGTAGCCGTATAACTTTGACTTATCACTATCTCCTTCCTTTATCCAACTTTCAACTGTTAGAACTCCTGAAACTCTGTCTTGATGTTGGTACGTAGCTTTGTGATGATTGTTATGTTTTAAATATAATTCACTTGCTTTTCTAACTGTGTCTTTTGAAAAATACACATAATAGTCGCTGTCTGTATTAGGGTCGTGTCTGAATATTTGCTTGTTTGGAATTAATGCAGGACTAACTAACATTCTCTTTTCCTCATCTACTTTAGCGAAAGTTAAGTTGTTCTTTTCTTTTCCGAAAAAAACGAACTCAGATTCTATCGCAGGAGCGGAAACGAGCGATATAGCGTCAATTGCAAGTTCCTGATTATCGTCTGAAATTATTAATTCTACAATTTTAGTTTCTGTCATAGTATATAATAGATATTAAGTTACTTTATTTGATTTTAGATTGTAGCTCTACGTCTTATATTAGCAAGCTGAGCTTGACTTGACGACATCTCATCTGTTACAACGTAAGCACGAGTTGCTTCAGGTGCTACACCTCCTGATATATCAAAAGCTCCTGACATCATTTGAGGTGCAGGTGTACTTGGTGCTGCAACTGAACCTCCTCCTCCTCCACTACTTGGAACATCTGTCGCCATAATAGTTCTAACATTATTAAGCCCTGCTGCAATTACAGCTGCTCCTGTGGCAAATCCTGCTACACCACCTTGAGCAAAGGCTTTATTCGCTCCTACATAAGTATCTATAACGGCACTTGCTATGGCTAATGCTTTGTTATCCCCTGCTAATGCACTTAACGCTCCTGCAAGTCCTGAGAACGCTTCTAGCTGCTCGTTTACATTTGCTTGTACTAAATCAGTCTTTTGTTTCTCAAATTGCTTAGTAATAGCAGTAGTACCTTCTCCTGACTTTCTAGCCATTTCTAGTTTTAAGTCATAAGCATCTTGTAGTTCTTGTAATTCTCTTTCTAATCCTGATAGACCTTCAGCTCTTACTTCTTTCTGAGTTTCTAGTAATTCCTTTTCAAGACTTACTTGATTTGTCTTTTGCTCTGACAACTGACCTGTAATAGTTTCCTCAAGTTCTAACATAGCTACTTTAGACTCTTGTAAAGCTATGTAGTTTTCTTCACTTGCGTTTATATCATACTGTTGCTGTGCTGCGTCTATACCTATTTGAACTTGCTCTTTTTGCAGTTTTTGTTGTTCTCCTAATATTTCATTTAACTTATTATTGGCTTCAATTCTTTCTGCAAAAGTCTTAGTTTCGTCATCTCTTATTTGTCTTTGAACCTCAGCGTCTTTTAAGTATTGAGCGTTTAACTTAGCAAACTCTACTGCTGCTCTATCAGCTGCTTTTGCTGTTTTAGTAATTGCGTCAGCTTGTTTTAAGGTTTCAGTTGTGTAAGCTGTAATAGTTTCTACTACTGATTCTAAACTTTCATCAACACCTGTAAATACATCAACTGTTTCCCTTCCTGCTTGTTTTATAGTATCTAACGCACCACTAAAATCTCCTATAACTAATTGAACTAAAGACTTTCCAACTAAACCAACTACATCTAAAAGTTCAATAAACCTATTATAAAGCCCTTCAGTTATAGCTTTACCTAACTCCTCTATTTTCTCAACAGGATTTTCAAATAAGTCCTTAAAGTAACCTACTACAGTACCTATATTTTTTTCTATAAATCCAAACAAGTCGTTAAAGGCAATACTTAAAGCAGTCATACTTGTATTAAATATATCTACTACTTTTTGATTCTTTCCAAAAGTTTCCTTTAATACTTCAAAAGCTTTAGAAAGTAAAGCTACAAATCCTGTTGCCTTTAATAAGCTACCAAAACTAACAGAAAGTTTCTTTACATCTTTAGTTGCTTTCTTAACTCCATCCCCTAATTTTTCTGTGTCTTTTGCAACCTCGCCAATATTTGACTTAACTTCCATTTCTAATACTTCCTTTGCCATAGTTTTATTTTATAAAGTTACCCCTGTTTTAATTTGTGTGAATCTTATATTACTAGCCCATTCTATTGTTGTATCTGCCGCACCTCTTACATCTATAATAAAATTAGTACCATCTACTGATGCCGTTGGCCGCCAATTTGTATGATTTCCTG